TCAGGTGTTCGAGCCGGGCGGGTCAGCACCGGCGTCTACGTCGACTATGTCCGCTGCCGTGCTCTCCCCCTGTGCATTCGCATCGGCGTCGGCGGCTGCCTCGATTTGAGCGTTCATGTACTTGAGGTGCCGTGGCGGCGGGATCAGGTAGGGCCGGAACACCGACGTGCCCCGGAAGATGCGGGGCATGGCGGCGTTGAGCCAGGCGAGCAGCCAGGCCAGCGGGGCATCGAGTTCTAGGAACGCCCACGCGGCGAGGTCATCCCTCTCGGTGCCGTCCGCAAGCTGCGCCTTGATCTTCATGCCCATCGGGTTGTCGGGCCGCACGTACAACCAGACGCCGCGCCCGAGGATGCACACGGCGTCGAGCGGCGGTTGCGGGGTGTCGGCCCAATCAGCCTCACCCATCGACTTGCCTGGCGGAGGCGGAACCAGACCCGCGTCCCGCAGGCGCTCGCCGATGGTGTCGGTGGCGATCTTGTTCTCGAACGCGACGGTGAAGAACGGCGGCACCAAGCCGATCTGCTTCATATACCCCTGCTCTTTGGCGGTCATCACGTGGTCGGACTCATTGACCGTCATCCGCAGCTGCTTGAACGCCTTGCCCTTCTCGATGCAGTCGTCCAGTGCGCCAACGTCGAGGCGCGACTTCACCTCTCCGGCGGCGGACACACCGTCAACCACGTAGGTTCCCGACCGCCCCTCTGGGAACGACAGAGGGTGGTCGGGGTTGGTGATCACGACGTCGGTCTGCCGCGAGCCGTCGCCGTAGGCGTCGTAGACGTGGCCCTTACCTACCCCGTAACCGGAAGGCAGATAGCTGCGTAGGACGTTGCGAACAGGCTCCTCGGCGCCATCTCCGATCGTGGTGCTGTGGTTCGACTCCAAGCGCGCTCGGGCCAATGCGTTCTGCAGTTCCTGCTCGACATTGGTCAGAATCTGGTGAAACCGTAGGCCCGCGAGGCTCAGCCCTCGCCGTTGGTTCTGTTGTTCCGGCATGGCCGCCAGTATGCGCGGCCGCTCCGACAGTCCGAGGGCACGGCGACCAACTGGACGGCACCTATGCGCTACCCGCCGATCCGGCGCCTCATCCAGCTCGGCGGCGGCGGCATCTTGCCCTCGCGCTGGCGGCGCATGGTGTCGAGGGGGCTCACCAAGTGGACGACGCCCGCACCTGCGGTGAGCACGTCGTGCGCCACCACCGCCGCAGCCAAGCTATCCGGTTGGTGCTGGCCGGACTGCCACCCGACCGCCTGGGCCTCGAAACTCGGCAGGTGCCCGGCCACCCGGCACGTACCCACTTCCAGGGCCTGGCGCAGCGCGGCGCTGCGGGCTTCGGCGTCGCCGCGGCCGCGCCCTGACCCCTTCGGGGGCCAGCTGGTTACACGGATCGGATGGTCGGGCCTCATGCGCTTGATGGCGTCCTTGACCACCGCCAGGTACGTCGTCCGGGCAGCGAAGCTCTCGATGGCAATCGCACTGGCCCTGGTGCTGATGGCCAGCTCCACCGCGCGGCGTGCCCACTGCTCGGAGGTCAGCGGTTCGGACACGTCAGCCAGCAGCGCCACAGTGCCGTCGGTGTAGCTGGACGCGGCGATCAGTCCGCAGGCATCGCCACTGCCGCTGTCGGATGGGTCGACGCCGATCACCGTGCGCACCGCCCCGGCCGGGGCCACCGGCAGCCGCCAGGTGTCGATCCATTCGCGCTTGATCAGCCCGCCCTCGGGGGTAGCGGGCACGCCCATATAGAGCGCGTACCAGGCACGTTCGCCGGAGGTGCGGCGGTTGGCGGCGTAGTGGTCGGCGGTAAAGCCCAGTGCCGACACCATGGCCGCGCCCGGCGCGCGGCCCAGGGCGTCAGGAACACCTACTTCGGCCACGGCGGGCACGTTGGTGTGCGTCCACACGTCGGGCTCGTCCTTGAGCAACACACCGGCCAAATCGGCCGGATGCCAACGGGTCATCACCAGCAGCGTCGACCCGCCGGGATGCACGCGCGGGGCCAACGTGCTGCGGTACTCGTTCTCCACCCGGCGACGGTGGGCTGCGGAATCAGCCTCCTGGGCGTCCTTGACCGGATCGTCAATCACCATGAGGCCGCTGCCGAAGCCGGTCACGCCGGAGTTGATCCCGGTCGCCAGCAGCCCGCCCGCGCGGCCTTCCACTTGCCAGTGCCCCACCGCTCTGGCGTCCTGGGCCAGCCGGATGCCCAGGTAGTCGCCGTGCTCCCTGATGATCGCGCGGGCAGCCCGGCTGTGCGCCTGGGCCAGCTCGTCGCTGTAGCTGACGATGACCACTTCCAGGTCGGGGTTGCGAGCCAGCGCCCACACGGCCGTCCAGATAGCCAACAGGCGGGACTTGCCAGTACGAGGTGGAGTAGTCACCACGTCGCGCTGGTCGGGTTCCTCCACGGCCCGCACCGCGATGTCGCTCAGCAGCCGGATCGTGGGCGTGACGACAAACTTCGGGTCCAGCCGCCGGGCCAGCTCGGCGGGTGAATCGGGGCGCTGTCGCCCCCGTGCGGCCTGGAGGGCGCGGACGGCGGCCAATGCGGCTACCGGGGTGCCAGCGGTGGTCACGCGACACTTCGCCGTGCGCTGGAGTCGAAGCCGGCACTTGCGGCGTCCCAGAGGTCCGACCGCCGCCACTGATGGCCGCATCGGTCGCAGCAGTATTCGCAGATCAGCCGCTTACCGCCGTTCCAGGCCACGGCGTCCGGCTCGGTCATTGCGGCCAGGCGGGTGCAGCGGTCGGCCTGGTCGCCTGGCGGGCAGCACGCCGGGCAGTAGTCGCCCATCCAGGTGTCGTAGAACGGATCGACGTTCGGTGTGGTGCTGGTTCTGCCGGGCACGGTGTTCTCCCTCGGTGTTTTCGTTGGGCTGGTGTCGTTGGCCGGTACACCGCGCCCCCGAGGCCAAGGGGCGCAGTGAAACCGGCTGTATCAGGCGGGCGCGGCCTGCTTGGCGGTGTCGTGGGCCAGCGGTGGCACCGAGCGCAGACCGGCGCGCAGGTTGGCCAGCTGTGTGCTGGTGCGCCCACCGCCGTCATCGACCCCCAGCGCCGCCAGAACGTCGGCCTCGAACACCTCGCCGTCTCGGTGGAGTTGCTGGGCGGTGCGGATGACTGCGGGCCAGCACCGCTCCAGCAAGGGCGTAATCCCGGTGCCCAGATGCGTTCCACCGGAGGCGATCAGCACCCGGTCGTCCTTGTAGCCGCCACGAGACAGGACGGCATACGTCTCGGCCTGCGTCGGGCGGCGACCGGCACGCCAACGGGCCACCGCCCAAGGCCCGGCGTACGCAATCTCAGGGTCGCGCCCGTGGGGGCGGTCGGCGAACGTGGTCGCCCCTTCCCGGCCCCACACACGGCTGTCTGAGGCCACCGCGCTGCGCAGCTGCGCACCGAGCACCACTCCGGCGACGGCATGGGCAGACTCGTGAACACACAGCTCCAAGTGCCCACGCTCGCGGGCGGTCAGGTCGGCCAGGGTGAGCCGCCGCCGAGGTTGTCTGGTTCCGGTCATCGGGTGTCCTCTCGGGTTAGTTGGTCGATGGGCTGCGGAGTTGGGTCAGCGCCGGGAGGGTGCGGCACATAGCTGCGGACCACCCTCCCGGCGTCGACCGTCGCAGTGACGGAAGAATGAATATCGTTGTTGGACAATAGATTTCGACTGACACCCTGGCTTTGTCCGATCTGGCCTCCCAGCGCGCCTGGCCGGCATCGACGTAGCGGGCAAGGCAGCCGCGGCACCGCCACCCATGGACGCTGCCCGCGTACTGGAGCACCGGCCCACCGCACTCCCAGCAGGTCGGACCTCCGTAGGTGGCCTCGCAACCGGTCTCGGTCATCATCGTCATCACGGTTGCGGCTCCGGCGCGGTGATCTCCACCGCCGCCACCAGGGCCTCGTAGCCGATGACGACGGTGCGCTCGGCAATGGCCACGAACAGGTTGTCCCCGGTGGCCATCGTGGTTCTGACCTGCGGCTCATCGCGCCAGCCGTAGGGCTGGCTGGTGGCCACGATCATGTTCTCCAGGCCCTCGACGTAGCCGCCGCCGAATATCCACACGTGGCCCAGCGGTGAGGTCCAGCGGGTGCCGGACTTGAGCACCAGGCCGAACTCCTGGCTAGCCCACTGCGCCCCGGCGTGGAAGAACGTCAGCGTGTTGGTCAGCGCCGCCGCGCCCTCCAGATATCCCACCGCCTGCTTGAAGCTCGCCGCGGTCTGGGGCGTACCCAGGTCGGCGGCATCGAGCTTCAGGCGTTCGGCGAACTCCCGCTCGGCCATGACCTGTTCCTCCAGGCGGAGGATCTGGGCCGCGTTGGCGGTGACCTCGGCCCGCGACGGTGCGGTCAGATCACACTCGTCGGCGGCCCACAACACCATCGGCTCAAATGCGTCCAGGATGTCGGGCCGGTGGCCTTCCTTGAGCTGGCCGGGTACGGGGTCACCGCACCACGGCGCATTCCAGACACCGGCGCTCTGGCCGTTGGGGTAGCTGTTGCCGCGGACCTCCACACCGTGCAAGTGCCGCGACGGTTGGTCCGCGCCGATCCCGGTCCAGGCCGTGGAGGAGTACAGCCCGAATGCGGTGGGATTGACCGGCGGTGCCACGAAGTCCAGCGGCAACGGGTGGTCGTAGGTCTGGACAGGGAAGTCAGGCAGGCCGGTGGTCATGGGGTGGTAACTCCCATCTCCGCAAGCACTGCTCGCGGGTCGGTCGGGGTGGTGCTGGTGGTGGGCTCGGGGTGGTCCTGGGCGGTGTCCAGGCGGCGCTCCAGCTCCAGCGCGGCACGGTCAAGTGTCTGGGCCAGCAGCCGCGCGAACCTTTCTGATCGGCTGGTCTGGCCGCGCAGTTCGTTGGCGTTGGGCGGGTACGCCCGGCCCAGCAACGCCGACAGCGGCCCATCGATGTCGTCGGCCATCGCGGTCAGCACCGCCGCCCAGCTACCCGCGTCCAGGGATTCGCGGCTGATCTCGGGCAGGGCCGGTCGCGGCGCGAGGTCGATCAGCGTTGTCATCGCGTACTTGCGCTTGCCGGGCTCGTTGGCCAGGTGCGCGGTCTTGGCGTGGGCGTCGGCCTCAGCGATCCACCCCACGATGACGCCGACCAGCTCGTGGGTCGCTTCAGCCAGCCAAGCCACCGGCAACCGGAACCGGGCTGAACTCGGCGCGGCGGCAACCCGTTCGGCCAGTGGCCGAACCACGTCGGCGATCTCGCGGGCAAGGCTCCAGTCCCCGGCGTAGTGGCCGACGGTCAGTCCGGTGCGCCGCCGCTCGCGCAGCTCGGTCTGGGAGTACCGCCGCGGTGGACGCTTGGGCGCACCGGGCAGGCTGGCCAGGTGGGCGGGCGTCCCGAACCGGCGCACGGCGCGCTGCGCGATCATCGGGCCACCGCCTGGTCGTCGGTGGCGGCATCGGCGGCGTACCGGTCGATGAGGTCCAGCAGTTCGTCGGCCTGCTCGGGGCTGCTGCCCTCGCGGATCAGAAACGCCCTCGTGCGCCACCAGCTCAGCGCCGTCCGCGCCTCCTCCACGCGAGGGCCGTCGGTCTCGCCGCGGCTGGCCAGCACGCCCAGCCGGGCGCGCCAGGACTCCATGCTGCGGGTGCGGGGGTGGGTGTCGGTGGTGCTGCTGGCAGAGGTGGTCACGACGGCCAGTGTGCCACTAAGCCATGCAAGTTACATACGAAATATGTTGCGGCACAATACCTCCCATGTCGGGTAAGTGATTGCGCCGGGCCTACAACGTGGGAATTTGGCGCGGCAGACGACAAACCCCGGCCCGTAATTGGGCCGGGGTCAGTCGGTGTGTCGGGCGTGTCAGTCAGCGTTGTTGGCGAACGGGCGGACACCGTGCTGGGCGCGGAACGCCGCAATCATCGCCCTCTCGGCGTTGCGCGCGTCGGCATCTGCGGTGACCCGCCACCCAACGATGAGGTTGCCGTGGTCTGCTAGGTGCCAGATGCGCCGCCCGCCAGAATGTCTCGCGCTGCCACCGGCTCCATAGCGGCGGAACTGACGCACGCGGCGGTGCAGACCGTCCTGTTTGGACCCGAGGCTGGCCATGCCGATATAGACCAGGCGCTCGTGCGGTACCCAAGCGTCCTCCAGCACCGCGACCGGGACGGGCGCATCACCGCGATAGGGAGCGTCTTTGTGGAACTCGGGAGGGGCATCGGTGGGCCTCACGACGACATAGACGCCCGCCTCCTTCGGCACATCGGCGCTGGCGAGGCCCTGGAACGTGAACCATCCGGTGAAGGCTGTCAGGTCGAGGGGATCGGTCATCATGGCAGCTCTCTCGGCTGGCCGCCGAGCAGTCTAGTGATGACGGGTTCCAGCCGGTAGTAATCCATCTCGACTTCGCGAAGGGCTTTTACGGGCGCCTCATCTACGTACCAATACAGCTGAGGCGGAGTCTGTTTCGCGTACTTGATTGCTTCTTCGATTGTGAACAGCCACACCGCATCACGCGACATATCGACGCAGGCAAGCCACTGCGCTTTGCAGTCAATCGGAAAGCGCCAGCCCAACGACGGCTTGCCGGTTCCGCCTGCCGGTACCGGCTTGAGTTTCGTCTTGACCTGAATCGTGGCGGCCGACTGCTGGCCCGGCACGTACATCACCAGGTCGATGCCTGAGTCGGTGGTGAGTCGGGCGCTGTCGATGCCCAGCTTGAGCAGTTGGTACTGGACGAGCAGCTCACCGGCTGCGCCGATTGCCTGCGTGCCCAGCTTGATCTCGGTCATGCCACGGCGTCCTTTGCAGCTGCGCGGTCGTGGTCAAGTTGTTCGGTCACGGCCACTCCGGCTTTACTGTCGAGCACGCGGCGAACCTGGGCGGGATGCCAAGTCCGGGAGCCGCTGCCGGTGTGGATGCCGTCGGTCATGAGGTCGGCGGCGATAGCACGGAGCGAGGCACCGTCGTATGCCTCGCGGCAGATGCGCTCGACTACCTCGGCGGGCAGCTGTGAGGGCTTGCCCAGCTGCACGCCCTGTGCTTTGCGCTCGGCCAGGGCGTCCCTGGTGCGCTGGGCGATCATGTCGCGCTCGAATTGCGCGAACACCAACAGCATGTTCATCGCCGCGCGGCCTGCCGGGGTGGCGGTGTCCATCATCATGTCGGCGGTGGTGACCACCCAGCCCTCACGGGTGGCGAGGTGGTCCAGGTCCAGGGCGTCCTTGATGGACCGGCTGATGCGGTCCAACTTGGCGGCCAACAGGATTGACGCCCGGCGGCCGGCCAGCGCGGCCAGGGCCTCGCTCATGGCTGGGCGTTTGGACGGCAACGTGGTGCCGCTGACCCCGGCGTCGGTGAACCACTCCACGACGGTGATGCCGCGGGAGGCGGCGTGCTCCTCGATGGTGCGCCGCTGGGCATCCAGGCCCAGGCCACTGTCGGCCTGCTCGTTGGTGGACACGCGCAGGTAAGCAACGGCGGTGCCGGTCGGGGCTACAGGGCGGGTGCGGGTGACACGCTTGGTGGCCATGCCTACACCTTAACTTCGTAATAGTGACGGGCGTCAGTGTTACGAAATATGTGGGCTAGATCTGCCGCAGTGCGCCGATGAGTGCGGCAAGGCGCGCGTGTTCGGCTGGCGTGGCCTCGATTTCGTCGCGCTCCACGCCGTCGAGCAGCCGGGCCAGGATGTCGGCGGCGTCATCGAGCTTGGCCAGCCGGTCCCGGTCGGATTGCTTCACCCCGGCCATTCTCCAGGTTGCAGGTCAGAGCCGCTGAAGACCGCCGCCCGGCGACCAGCCGCGCAATGGGTCGTACTCGTCACGCCGTCCTGGAGGGATGGGCGTCGGCTCCGGCACGGGCTGAGGCTCCGGCTCGGCATCGGCCATGCCGGCGGCCATGGGCTCGGTGGCGTCAGCCACCACGGTATCGCTGGCGGCGCTGTGTGCCTCGCTGGTGGCCGAAACGGCGTCCGGTGAGGCATTGGCCGGGCTGACCGGTTCCCCGGCACGCTGGCGCGCGACGGCCAGCCATTCGGCCAGCTCGTCGGCGGCCACGCCATCAAGGGCTAGCACCTGGCGCGCGATGTCTACCTGGAGCGGCCACAGCGGATCGTCCGGCCCGGCCACGGTGCCGAACAGCGCCCGGCACTCAGCGGCGGCCTGGACCTCCAGGTCGGCCGGGGCCAGCGTGCCGTCGGCCACGTCGCGGGCGACCGAGGCGGCAGCCTTGATCGCGTCCTCGGGGGTCAGGGTGGTCATCGGGTGATCTCCTCAATCTCGGCGTCGATGATGTTCCCGCCGTCCAGGGCGGGCGGTGGTTCGCGGTGGGCGACCAGCGCCAGCAGCTCGGTCTCCAGCCGGTCGATGATGGCCGCCGGGTCGGCGGACACCTTCACGTCCACCTGCTGGGCGGTCTGGACATGCAGTCCGTTGAGCCGGGCGTCCTTCTCGATCATGTCGGCTATGGCCTTGGCTGTGGCGATCACGGCCGGGGAGTCGCCGCGCTGCTTGGCGGCGGCCAGCTCGGCGAACAGAACCGACTTGGTGATCCGCAGCCCCTCGCTGGCTGAGCGGCGCGCGGCCTCCGGCGACTCCGGCGCGGTGCGCTCCAGGTGTCGGCGCACGGCCACCTGCGCCGAGCCGCGGTTTCGGTATCCGAGGGTCTCGCTGATCTCGGCCCACGTGCGTCCTACCGCACGTAGCCGGAACGCCTCCTCGGCGCGGGCGCGGGAGTCCTGGCGGTTCATCGTCGGTGCCATGTCGCCATTGTGTCGCCACTGCGTGCAGCCGCCGCTGCGCCAGCGCGGACTCTGGCGGGTGTCTCCACCGCTTCCCGTGGTCCGCCGTCGCCCTCGGTGACCGGGCCGGTGATGGTGACACCGCTCCCCGGTTCCGGGACGCGCTCGCCCGAGGGTGCCACCGCCCCCGCCGCTCCGCCAGCGTCGTTGGTGTTCGGGGGTGCAGGGTTCGGGTTTGGTTTCAAGGTTTCAGGGTTTGGGGGGTCTATAGACACCCCCCCAAGACAAAACCCTGACGGGATGATTTCAAACCCTCCTCGGAAATTGCCCCAAAAACCGACTCTGACCATTGGGTTTGGGTTTGGCGGTGGCGGCGGGGCAAACCCTGCGCGTTGAGGCCAAACCGTCACCGATTTATCCCCAAAACTGGCCCTGACCATAGGGTTTGGGTTGATAGCCGGATTCCGCCAAAAACCCTCGAAATCAGGGGGTGCCTGACCTGCGGGTTTGCGTTGGGCTTCGGGCCTGGCGCAAACCCTGCATCCGCCCCGAACCCGCCCCTGGCGACTCACTCGCCATCGGTCCAGTCGCTGGCGTTCACCGGGTGCTCGCCCAGGCTCCTGCTCCACTCGGGGGTGGGCAGGCCCAGCACCTTGTCGGGGTCGGTGATCAGCGCGCCCGCGTCGTCGCACGCCGCCTTCCAGCGGGTGTAGGCGAGGATATGCACCCCGCGCGGCGGGTAACCCTGCTTACGCACCGCCTTCTCCATCTTCGTGTCCGGCAGGCTCGCCGCCGACGGATCACGTTCGACCAGAGCGCAGATCGCCTCGACACACGTCCGCACCGCCGCCTCGTGGGCGGTGGAGCCCTCCACGGCGATGCTGTTGGCGGTCTCGGCGGTGTGCATCGTTTCTTTCCAGTCGCGCTGGCGGTCGCGCAGCCACTGCGGTACCCACATGCCGAGACCACCATTACCCATGTTGACGGCCCGGCCCTGGGCTTCCAGCTGCTCCAGCGCCTTGCGGATCGTGGCGGCGGTCCACCCGTGCTTGCGGGCACCGTAGGTCTCAGCCAGCCTGGTCACCGACAGCAGTGGATGCAGACAGATCATCGTGAACACACCCTCGTCACGCGCCCGCTGCTCGGCGCTCTCGGCGGCTGCGGTGGCCGTGGCGTCGCCATCCATCACCAGATGGCCCGCAGCGTTGCGGGTGACCTTGCGCCGCTCCAGCCCGATGCCGTTGCGGCCGGTGGCTTCGATGTAGCGCGGCATCGAGGCGGTCGGCAGCCCGTCGCCCTTGTACGTCAGGTGGATGATCGAACCGAACTTGTCCTCAATGCTGGAATGGCCACGCGCACCGAGGGTGTCGTCCTTGCCCATGTGGTGCAGCACCAGCAGTGCCGAGCGGCGCTCGACGGCCAGCGCGATCAGACCGTCAAGGATCAGCGCCACGTCGTCGCTGTTCTCCTTGGCCCCGGTCGCCGCCAGGATCGGCCCCAGGCAGTCAACGAGGATCACCGAGTGCTCAGGGATCTTGTCGTCCCAGAAGCGGCGGGCGCGCTCGGTGCGCAGGTCCAGCAGCCCCGCACGTCCGATCAACCGCCACAGCTTGATCCGGCCATCATCCAGCAGCGGCCTACAGCGGGCGTAGGTGTCGATGATGTCCTCGTCAGACATCTCGGTGTCCAGAATGACCACCTGCCACCCCGCGGGTAGGTGGGTGGCCAGCTTGCCGCAGAACGGTTCTCCGGTCGTGAGCGCGTAGGCGATTTCATCGTTGGCGGTGGACTTGCCGGCCTTGCGCCGCGCGGGCAGCACAGCGCTCGATCCCTCGCCCGCTTTGAACAGGCCCTGGATCAGGTGCGGCGAGCGGTCGCGCACATAGTTCTTGGGCACGAACAGCTCCGGCCCGAGTTGCCCGGCAGCCTTGCGCGCCGCCTCGGCGCTGCGGGCGGTGTCCTGGGCGCGCAGGTTCTCCGCTGCCGCCCACTCGCGCAGCAGGCGCAGGCTGGCCAGCCGGGTCTCGGGGGTCATCGCGGCCAGACCCACCGCATCGTCGGCCGACACGCCATGGTGCGTGTGCAACTCGGCCAGCGTGAACGAGCACGGCGCACCCTTCACGCTGGCGTCCAGATTGTCGGCGGTGGCCTTGGCGGCAGCCTTCACGGCCCACGGCACGCCTTCGGCCGCGAGCGCGTCGATAGTGACCAGGGCGATCTTCCGGTGGGGGTCAATCCCCTTGGTCGCGGCCTTGAGCCCGGCCCGGTCAACGGTGAACTTGTCCGGCGGCTGCCACTTCGCACCGCGGTGGCTGTACCACCGGGCCACGTCGGCAACGGACGGGCTGTGGTCCAGCAGGCCCGCCGCCTGGGCGTCAGCAACCGACACACCGCCCAGCGCGGCCACTGTGGTGTAGCCAGCCTCGGAAAGCCTGCGCTTGCCGTGCTCGGCGGCGTACAGCCCGCCCACCATGCTCGCCTTCCCCGGTGAGCCGTACTGCCGGTCCTCGGCGTGCTTGGCGTTGGCAGCGCGCCGGTTGAACGGGTTGTAGCCCTCGTCGCCGGGGTGCAGCCCGTTCATGTCGGCGTCGTCGTCAGCAGTTGCGGCCGCATGGCCGTTGGTGCTGGCCTTGCCGAAGTCGGCGGGAAGGTCGATGACGAACGGGTCGCACCCGTTGGTGTTGGCCTCAGCGGCGTTGCCGCCCTTGGGGTTACTCTGGGTCACGTCGGATCCTTCGTTGGGGTCTACACGGTTGGTTGGCGGGGGTGCCGTCCGGCACATGCGAGTCGAGGCCAAAACGCTCGCGCCGGGCGGCATCGCTGTTTTCGGGTGTCAGTCACGGTGCGGCGCAACGGACACCAGCAGCGCGTCGACATCGCCGACCTTGACCCGCAGCGCACCGTTCGGGCCGGTTCGATAGCCCGGCAGCACGCCGTCGCGGACCCGGCGGTGCATCGTCCAGTACGACAGCCCGACCCGCCGCCCAGCCGCACGCAGGCTGATGAACCGGTTGCCCTCGGTCGGGGCGGTGGTGGTTTCGGCCATAGGTGACCTCCTCTCGATATGAGCAACTAGAGCAGATGACCGTGCAAACCACCTGTAGCACAGGGTGTTTCGCTCACTTGTCGGGGAACTCCGACCGCCATCTGGTTTCGCGGTGGGCGTGGCGGGGTGTGGGGGTCACGCGACACCGCCCTCGGCCGGGGCGTCCTCCCCCTCCAGCAGGCGCAGCAGCTTGGAGGCTGGCACGCGCATCCGCGTGCCGCTGAGCTTGATCACCGGCAGATGGCCGGTCTTGACCATCTTGTAGGCGAAACCGCGTGAAACGCCGAGGTATTCGGCGGCGGTGTCGATACTCACGGTCGGCGGACCCTGACGCAGGGCCTCCAGTGACGGGCAGTTGTCTTTGGTGTCGGTTACGTCCTCCATGTGTCTAGGTTGGCTTAAATAATGATAGTCGTCTATGCAGTTAGCTATCTTTAGGGTTATCATCTTCTCGTGACTTCCGATAACCCCGCGTTTACGCCGATCGTCGGCGATGTCATCGCCGACCAGATTCGCCGCGTGAGCGGTAGACGCGGCACCGACAAGGGGCTGATCGAAATCGCCCTGTACGGGCACGATCTCCGCTACCAAGTCCGCATCGACCGCAGCGACGGGACGCCTCGCCTGGCCGAACTGCGGATGGTGGCCGACGGCGGCGGAGACATCGACCCCGCCGCCGTACGCAATGTGCCGGTGCGCCGACTGGCGAAGGCGGCGGCGCAGTTCATCTCCATGACCGAGCACGGCGTGGCCAACGCCGGTGACATGTTTGACCCGACCGGCCTGTCCCGGCCTGACCTGGAGCCGGGAAAGCGCCGCCGGAATCTCGGCCCGGAGCATTACCGCCAAGTCGCCGCGAGGCTGGAATGGGCGCGCGAGATCGGGCTTCCGCCAAGGGAGCATGTGGCCGACTACTACGGGGTGGCGCTGCCCACCCTGGACCGTTGGATCAAGCAGGCCAAGCAACGCGGCTTCCTGCGCCGCGACTGGAGCACCATCACCGCCAATACCGAGGAGACCGACCGATGAGCACCGACCCACAGCGCAAGCGCACCCGCCGGGCGGAGCCGATCACCAAGGGGCGCGGCCACCGTGGCGAAACGGTCTACTCCTTCCGCGTCGATGTTGGCACCCGACCCGATGGCAGCCGCGAGCGGCAGCGGTTCACCTACGCCACGCTGGCCGAGGCGCGCCGAGAGTACCGGCGCATCACGACCGAGGTGGCGGCGGGCACCTTCGTCAAACGCGACAAGACCACCGTGGCGGCGTTCCTCACCGAATGGCTCGACGGTCGCCGCGATGTGCGCCCGGCGACGCTGGCCGGATATCGCCACGCCCTCAAGCCGGTGATCGACCACCTGGGCGCGATGCCCTTGCAACAGTTACGGACCGCCGACCTCGACGCCCTGGTGACGCTGCGGTTGGCGGGCCAGCCCGTCGCGCAACGCGACAAGCGCGGGCGGCGCTCCACCGAGGTGCTGGCCTGGCTGCGGGCGCACCCCGACGGTGCCAGCTACGGCCAGCTGTACGCCGAGTTTGGTAATGCCGGAGAGAAGGCGCTCGCCCGGCTGGTGGCCTCCGGCGAGGTGATCCGGCCCGCGCGGGGGCGCTACGCCGCCGCCCAGCCCGCCGATCCCGAGCGCCTGAAAGTGCCGGGCGGGGTCAGCGCGCGCACCGTGGTCACCATGCTGGTGGTGCTGTCCTCGGCACTCGATGACGCGATGGCACAGGGCTTCGTCGCCCGCAACGTCGCCCGCCTGGTCAAGCGACCCAAGGTCACCGCCGCCGAGATGGCGACGTGGACGCCGGATGAGGCGGCGCGGTTCCGCGCACATATCAGCAGTGACCGGCTGGCCGCGTGCTGGCTGCTAACGCTGGCCGGTCTGCGGCGGTCGGAGGTGCTGGGTCTGCGGTGGGTGGACGTGGACTTCGACGCCGGTACGATCACCGTCGCTCAGGGCCGGGTGGTCGTTGGCGGCGGCACTGTGACCGGAGCCCCGAAGTCCACCCGCTCGGCACGGACGCTGCCGATGCCGCTTGACGTGATGACTGCGCTGCGCTCGTTCAAGACGCGCCAGGCCGAGGAGCGCCTGGCCCTCGGCGGCGGCTGGCGCGACACCGGTCTGATGGCCGTCAACGCCGACAGCTCCCCCATCAGGCCGGAGACGTACTCCAAAGTATTCGCGGCCCACTGCGTGACGGCGGGCGTGCCGGTGATCCGGTTGCACGATGTTCGGCACACCGCCGCCACCATGCTGCTCGACGGCGGCACCACGCCATCGGCGACGGCCAAGTGGCTGGGCCACGACCCAGCCATCACGCTGCGGGTCTACGGCCACGTGTACGACGACGCGCTGGCGTCGGCGGGTGACGCGCTGCTCGGTCGGTCGCGCAGCGTCGGCGACACCTCGCCCTGAGTGTCGCCAGCGAGGTTCTAGGCTGCCCGACGTGGCAGACCAACGACGCCGATACGACGAACGCGAGATATTGCAGCCATCGGAGAACCTTGAGCGGACGGTGCTCACGGTGATCGGCGGGTGGGAACTGGTGCGGGCTCAGGTCAACTTCAACAGCTTCACTGACGCCGGGCCGGATGCCGAGTGGGCTGGGTCGGACAAGTTGGCAAAGACACTGCGCGAGTTGGCCGTCAACCTCCGCATTCGGCACCCGCACGACCAATGGTCTCGCCTTGCTACAGAGGTGAGCAACGTCCGCCACAAGTTCGGGCACATGCTGTACCTCGAAGACGTTGAGGGCGAGATGCCCAACCGAACGCTGCACTTCATGCGGCTCGGCGCCGAGGGCGAACAACGCCGGGGTCGGGGTGACTCGCTGGGCCTGAGCTGGCGCGATGAGGAATGGTCGCAGCAGTCTCGACACCGTGACTCCGTTACCGAGCAAGAACTAGGGCAGACGCTCAACAAGGAGTACTGGCTGATTCAGGTGGTGCGAGCGGTGCGCCACTGCGGTGGGATTCTGCAGGAGAGCCCAGACATACCCGACGACCATCCCATCACGGGCTGGTACGTCCCCTGGCAGCTCCCCGAGTGGGGCGACCGGGAGGACTTGACGGTGGGCGATCTGCGCTTGCCGCCGTGA